TCTAAGCAATTGGAATCAACGGGACTTAAATGCTTCTGATGATGCAGGTTTGATAGGTCAAGACTATCGAGCAGGAGACTTTATTGAGTCTTTAAGAAATAACTCAGCAGTGTTGCCTTTAGCAACTACACTAAACGGCCTTTCTGGCGATGTTAAAATCCCAAGAAAAGCAAGTGGTGCATCTTGTGCATTTATTAGTTCAGAAGGTGGGGCAAGTGGTGAGAGTGAAATGACTATTGGTTCAGTCACTATGTCACCTAAAACTTGCGGTGCTTTCACCGATGTCACAAGACAGTTAATGATTCAATCTTCATTGGATGTTGAAAACTTAATTAGAAACGATCTTGCTCAGGCAATGGCAATAGCTATTGATGATGGAGCTCTTGAAGGTTCAGGCTCTTCTGGCAACCCAACAGGTATCACTAACACAAGTGGAATTAACACAGTATCGCTTTCAAGTGCTGCTGCCCCAACCTTTAGTGAGATGGTAAGTATGGAAACAGCAATCAGAGTGGACAATGCACTATTAGGCGACTTAGCTTATATAGTTCACCCAACTAATTATGGGACTTTGAAAACTACTGAAAAAGCAAGCAACACCGCACAATTTATCGCAGTAAATGATGAAATCAACGGCTATCAAGCAGTTATTTCACCACAATTGACTGCCAATAATTATGTCTTTGGTAATTTTAATGATCTACTTGTTGGATTCTTTGGAGGTCTCGACATTGTTGTTGACCCTTATACTTCTTCAAGTTCAGGTACAGTTAGAATCGTTGCTTTACAATCAGTTGATGTAGCTGTTAGACACGCTGTGTCTTTCTGTGCTGCTTCATAATTGAGTGGTTTTAACGACTAACAAATTGGGTGGCTTAATTGCCACCCAACTTAACAGAGGTAATCAAATGAAAACATATTTAATATTACGAGACACAGTAGCAAACCAACAAAAAGTGCAAGCAGGAGACATTGTTGAGCTGCCTAGTGATGAAGGTTCTTTGCTTGTCGGTTATGGCAAAGCTGAAGAACACAAAGGCAAAAAAGCAAAGAAAACAACTAATCGAAGTGTCGGTCTAAAAAAGTCTGATACTGCCGAACCAAAAAAACGCAGTAAAGACTAATGGCATTAGAGTTTGATAGAGATTTTACAGGTTATTTTGATGCTGACTTTGGTCATGGCATTACGGTAACTTATACCCCGCAAGGCGGTTCTGCTTCTTCTATCAATATCATTTTAGAGCAAGAATATTTTGGAATTGATGTTGGGACTGTAGATGTTGAGGGTTTTCAACCCATTGCATTTTGCAAAAGTACAGATATTCCAAATATTGCTCATGGGGACAGTATAGTTGCACCAGCTTATAAAAATTTAGATGGCACAACTATAAAAGCAGGGGCAACTTACAAAGTTATCAATGTGCAACCAGATAACACTGGTGTGACACAATTATTTTTAGAAGAACAATAATGGCAAATCATATCAGACAACAAATCAGAGAACGGGTTGGCACGGTTTTGACAGGGCTAACAACGACTGGCAGCAATGTTTATCAAAGTAGAGTTTACCCTCTACAAGAAACTGATTTGCCTGCTTTGTTGATTTATACAAAAGAGGAAACTTCAGAACCTTTAGTGATTCACACTGACAGATTGTTAGAACGCAATTTGTCGTTAGTGGTTGAAGCTTTTGTAAAAGCAAACTCCAATTTTGATGATACAGTTGATACAATTGCTAAAGAAGTTGAAGAAGCAATGGCAGCAGATACAACAATAAACGGACTTGCTAAAGATGCTTTTTTAGAATCGACAGATATTGATTTTAACAGTGAGGCAGAAAACCCAGTAGGTTTTGCAAGTCTCACATTTTTAATAAAATACTATGTACAGGAAACTAATCCTGATGTAGCAGTTTGAGGTAATAAATTATGAAAATGGTTTCACCAAATGGAAAAACGACCATAGATGCACACCCAAGTAGTATCGAGTGGTTACAATCACAGGGTTGGAAAGAGGAAGCAGCCCCTGCGAAAGCAAAAAATAAATCTTCTTCTAAAAATAAACATGAGGTATAAACATGGCAACACATCTTGGAAAAGAAGGCACAGTTCAAGTTGGTTCAAACGCAATAGCTGAGATTAGAAGTTTCAGCATTGATGAAACAATTGATGTCGTTGAAGATACAAGCATGGGTGACTCTGCAAAGACTTACTTAGCTTCTATCAAAGACTTTAGTGGCACAATTGATGTTCTTTACGATGAAACCGATACGAACGGGCAGACAGCATTATCAGTTGGCAGTTCTGTGACTGTTAATTTTGCACCAGAAGGGACAACCAGCGGTGATGTAAAATTAACTGGCACAGCTATTGTTACAGCAAAATCTGTTAGCAGCTCATTCGATGGTTTGGTTGAGTCAACCATTTCGATACAGGGCAGCGGCGGTCTTACGACTGGCACTTATTAAAAATGTCGGTAATTGAAAACGCAAAAAACCATTTTAATAGTCAAGATATTATTAAAATAGTTGTCCCCGAATGGGGTAATGATGATGAACCGCTTGTAATTTATAGTAAGCCATTGACGCTTGGTGAAACTTCTAAATTGTATAAACTCTCAAAAGAAGATGATCTAACGATGATGGCTTATGTTTTGATTTACAAAGCCCTTGATGCAGACGGCAATAAACTTTTTAATATTGGTGATAAAAATGATCTTATGAACAATGTTGATAGAGAAGTTTTAATGCGAGTTGCACAAGAGATAATGGGACAGGAACCCATCGAAGAAACTAAAAAAAAGTAAAGAAAGACACTACTTTATTTTTTCAGTATGCCCTAGCAGAAAAACTAGGCAAAACATTATCTGAAATTGATAAAATTAGTGTCAAAGAGTTTCAAGGCTGGGTGGCTTATTTTGAGTTGAAAGAGGAACAAAGAAAGTAATGGCAAAGAAAAATATTAAATTTGAACTAACCGCAGTCAACAAGACTAAGGGTGCTTTTGCAGTAGTCAACAAAGGTCTTGGGGTCATGGGTAAAAGTGCTAAATTTGCTGCTAGTGGACTTAAAACAATTGGTGTTGCTGCGGGTGCTACTGCTGCAACTTTAGCTGTTTTAGCCAAGGTCAATACTGATTTCTTA